TAGAAAGAGCCGATCAGGCAGAAGAAAGTGATCTTGCTTTTTTACAGCGCATATGTACATCCCACGGTGTAAAACTGAAAGTTACAGATAGGAAGATAGCAGTCTATAATGCAGCAAAATATGACAGCAATGAGCCGGTGATGTATATCAGGAAAGCAAAACAGGCAAAAACATGGAATTTTACAACAAAGGCATATGACATCTACAAAGCTTGCAGTGTAAGCTATTGGGACGCTAAAGAAAAAAAACAAAAATCCTATACTTTTACTCCGGGAGATGCTCCCGAAACCGGCCACACTTTAAAAATAAATGAGCGGGTTGAATCACCTGCAAGAGCTCAGCAAAGAGCAAAAAACGAGTTGCGAAAAAAGAACAAGGAAGAAGTGTCAGCCTCAATCGACCTTATGGGGGCTCCGGGCCTTGCGGCAGGCTCAAACGTGCAGCTCGAGAATTTTGGTGTTTTTGACGGGAAATACTCCATCGAAAATTGCACACACAGATTGGCTGGCAACGGTTACACAACATCGCTTTCACTTAAAAAAACACTGGGGTATTAGATGAATAAAATATACGAGCTGGAAATGCTTATAAAGCGTATGGTCAGGATCGGCAGAGTAACAAATACATATCCTGACAGAGCGACAGTGAGGGTTGAGCTGCCTGATGCCGATGACGTTATTTCATCAGAACTGCCGGTACTCTATGCAAAAACGTTTCGAGACAAAAGCTATTTTATGCCGGATGTCGGCGAACATGTTTTATGTATGTATCTCCCGAACGGTCTCGAGCAGGGCTTTGTTATCGGTTCTTTTTATTCGAAAGCCGACGCTGTACCTGTGTCCAGCCAGGATAAAAAACATATTACCTTCGATGACGACACCTGGATTGAATATGATCGGTCAAGTCATCACCTGCAGGCACATACAAAGGGAGATATTACCGTAACAAATGCCGGGAATGTTCTTGTAGATTCCAAGGGAGATGTGACAGTCAGAAGTCCTTCAAAGGTTCTTGTTGATTGTCCTGACTCGGAATTCACAGGGAAATTAACAGTAAACGGTCTGTTTACATATAAAGCAGGCATGTTAGGCGGCGGCGGTGCATTAACCGGAGCCGGCGGGGCAAGTGTTCAGGCAAAAATTGTCGGCAGGCTCCAGGCAACCGAGATAAACAATGATAGCGGTCTTGAATATGACTCGCACGTTCACGGCGGGGTTAACCCCGGAAGCGGCACAAGTGGAGAGCCCGAATGATAGGAACTTACGGAGATATTGTTTTTAATGTTTCGGCTGACAAGGTGAAAACTTTCGGAGATTTCAGCCGAGAAACAAAAATAAAATTTGCAAAGCATGAAATATATAACGGTAAACCTGTGCTGCAGCATACAGGAGCTGAAAACTGCACAGTAAGCATGAGCATACAGTTGAAAGCCTCACTGGGCGTAAACCCAAAACAAGAAATTGACAAACTAAAACAACTGGCTGACGCCGGAGAAGAAAAAGCCCTGGTGGTGGGTGAGGAGATACTTGGAAAATATGTCCTGGAAAGTATTTCTGAAAAACGGGAGCATATAGATAACCGGGGAAACATTATAAATGCAAGCGTTACAATAAAACTGACAGAGTATGTTGACTATGAAAAGCAATGATTTTGAAGTATCTACACTGCATTTAGACGAAGTAGTTTTTTTTCCTGAAGGACATAGGGAGATATTCCAAAATATAGCCATGATACTGTCAACAATTAAGGGCAGTCTGCCTCTTGACAGGGATTTCGGGATATCTGCCATATTTCTTGATGCACCTACAGAAAGGGCAAAAGCGCTCTTGAGGTCTGAAATCATCGATGCTGTCCAAAAATATGAACCGAGAGCAGAAATAATATCAGTAAAATTCAGCGGTGATATAAACGGTAAAATATATCCAACCGCGCGCGTGAGGGTGAAAGATGGATATTAGTATTCTTGAAGACATAAAGTTTGTAGAAACTGATCCTGCACAAGTAGAGCAGGAGATAATAAATGCATTTGAAAATATTTCCGGAAAAACACTTTACGCAGGTGATCCTGTAAGATTATTTCTTGAAGGTCTTGCGTATGTTATTTCTCAGCAACGGTTTCTTATCGATTCCGCAGCTAAGAGCAATCTTTTAGCGTATGCAACCGGTAATAATCTTGACCATATTGCAGTCTTGTTAGATGTTGTACGCTTAGAACCATCATATGCAACAGTGGATGTGCAATTCAACAAGAACCAGGATTACAGCGGACAGGTAACTATACCGCTCGGAACCAGAGTAACCCCTGATAACAAAATATATTTCAAAACAATTAAAGAAAAAATAATTGAAACCGGAGAGACGAACGTAACAGTAAAATGCATATGTACCACCGCCGGCCAGGCAGGTAATGGTTTTACTGCAGGGCAAATAGTGACAATTGTGGATCCTGTTGGGTATATAGAATCTGTAACAAATACCACAACATCCCTGGGAGGTGCAGACTATGAAACTGATGAGCATTTCAGAAGCCGGATACAGATAGCTCCGGAAAAATTCAGCACAGCAGGACCGGCAGGTGCATATGAATATTGGGCAAAAACAGCACATCCAGATATAGCTGATGTTTATGTGAGCAGTCCCAGTCCGGGTGTCGTGGATGTATATCCGCTTATGAAGAACGGCGGATTGCCGGACGCTGCCGTTATCCAGGATGTGGAGGATATTCTTACAACTGAAAAAAAACGGCCGCTTACCGATTCCGTATCTGTATATCAGCCGCAGCAGGTTAACTACACTATCGATATCGTGTACTATATCAATAATTCTGATGCATCAGTTTCAAGCAAGATACAGCAGAGAGTGCAGGAGGGCGTTAAAAATTTTACAGATTGGACAAAAGAGAAACTCGGCAGAGATATAAATCCATCAGAACTAATAAGAGTTATCCAGAACGCAGGCGCCAAAAGAGTTGTAGTGAACAGCCCATCCTACACTGAGGTTGCTGGATCGTCTGTAGCTATAGCAGCAACAAGCACAATAACTTACGGCGGGCTTGAAGATGAGTAAAAAATATACTGATATATCGCTGAAAAATATACTGCCTGAAAATCTGATCAAAGACAGTAATATATCAAAAATTATTGACACTGTGGATCCTCATATTCTTGAAGCTGCAGGACTCATTAAAAACGCAGAAATATTTTCTTCATTAGACAATCAAAGTGAGCAGATACTTGAACTGCTCGGCTGGCAATTTCATGTGACACGCTTTGAAGGGTGGTCAGAAAATCTTAACATCACACAAAAAGCTGAGCTCATCAGAAATGCGATACTCTTACACCGCTACAAGGGGACCCCATGGTCTGTAAAAAAAGCATTTGATATAATAGGTATAGAAGCAACAATTAAAGAATGGTTTCAGGATGGTGGATCCGGGGAGCCATATACTTTTAATATCTTTTTAAAAATAGCAGAAGATATTGAACATCTTTATAATGCACTGGGCATAATAGATCAAATGAAAAACGTTAGAAGCAAGTATTATGTTGATTTTGATCTGCTGTCAGAAACAAAGATGACAATACAATCTGGTATACTGAACGATATTGAGCCTGAGAAAGCTTTCTCGCTTGAGAAAGCTGTTTCTTTTTATACGCCTATCGGGAAAATATTCAACATTGATACAGAGGATTCTTTTACAATAGAAAGCAATACAGCTGCATCTTTAAAAAGTGCCGGAATTTTTTCTCATGAAATCGATAAAGCTGATTTGGAAATAGAAAGATCCGCAACAAAATATATAGGAGCACAAGGTATCATAAATTTTTATATATAAAAGGAGGCACAAATGTCAGTAACAGGATTGCCCACCAGCCAGGGCATTGATATTCTCACAAGCAATCTGCGTGAGAATGTAACGAAATTTTGTTTATATGGTACAGATACATCCTCAGGCACTGTTTCCTGGGATGAAAACTCAACACTTTCATCACTTTCTGCTTATCTGCTGGGAAAATTTGATATTGCAAGGGCATATTTTGATGACAACGGCACACTAACTTTCGAATGTCCGATCCCATATGATTTCTCAGATACAAAATGGGTGGGTGCAGCAGGCATAATATATGTTGATGCAAATCTATCCGAAACATTAGTGTCCGTAAGCCCTATGCCAAAGTTTCAAAAGACAGCCGGTATAGGTGGTACTATACGTTTTAAAGTGCCGATAGCAGGTGCAGCCGGCGATCTGATTTTTGAACAGATGCCATATGTATCAAAGCAAGAGTTAGACACAGTGTTAAACGAGATATTTTCAGGTATGTCTCTCTCTCTGGATGAGGCTTCAGTTGCAAACAAAGAGATACTGAAAACGCTTGATCAGAGAAATCAAACAGGCATTGCAACAATATATAACAGAGGTGTTGTGAAAGGCTGTGTTGCTTCTAAAAGTGCAGACTCAACAAGAAATATCTCACTCTCTTCCGGGCTGGTCTATATGCATGGCAGGTTAATTGCAGTGCCGGAACTGATTAACACTGCAAATGTCCCGCCTAACACAGGTAGTGTAGCCAAAGATTCTTATTTGTTCCTGTGGGAAGATATCAATGGTGATATACAGGTTGACTGCACAACGCTCGATACTCAGCCCCCGGAAAACAGCATAACACTCTACAGGATAAATGTTCCTGCCGGTTCAACAGAGGCTACTGATCCGTATATAGGAAATTGCACACTGAATGATGTCAGAGTGCTTGAACCAAAATATCCGACACTGCTTGCAAATGCACCGCTTATCTATGTACCTCTTGAATTCGATCTGCTCGATGATGAATACCTTGTGCAACTTGATATTCTCGATTTTGAAGGCGGAGGTTTTCAGCTCGGATATTGTTACGTAGGGGACAGAGCCAGCAACGGATTTAGCATATATCTAAACGGCACAGCGGATAAGGTGCGTGTGCGCTACAACGTATTAAAAAACAAGTTATAAGGAGGTATTTACATGAACTTTGAATACAAAGGAAAACAAGACGCAGAATATTCTGCATGTACCGTCGATGCCGATGTTGTAACTATCGGAGGGGAAACTTTTGATCTCGGGAGTCTTCAGACAGACGAACAAAAAATAATCGATGTCAAAGAAAACTCCAGGTACTTGGCAAACATTTTCATCCCGCCGGCAGAATATGACTACATCGAAACCGGTGAGACAGATATAGACGGGAACAAGATTTTTGAAAAAACCAGAAAACCGGTTAACCAAGAAAAAGTTAAAATAATTCTATGGGAAAAGAAGCCAATAAATAATAACACAGAAGGAGGAATATAAAATGCCAACAATTTTTACAAAAGACACATTGCGTGCCTCAGTCGAAGCTGCAACAGGAGGTAAAGTAACAGTATTGTACGATGACAAAGGTTATCCTTCATTTTGTCATGTAATCCCGAAGTTCAACAATGAGGATATTGATCCCGCTCTTGGAACAGGTGTTTTCCCCGGTTTTATTGTCGGGGGGGTAGAAAAGAGCGAGATTTTCATCGGGCAGCAGCTTGCATCTGTTCAGGACGGACGCGCTGTTTCTTTGCCCGGGATGGATCCGGCAAATTACGTAACCTATGATGATGCAAATAATTACTGTAAGAACAAAGGTGCTGGCTGGCACTTGATGACAAACTGGGAATGGGCTGCAGTTGCTTTGTATTGCCTCAAGAACGGCTTTCAACCCCGCGGCAACACTGATTACGGCCGCAGCCATGAGCTTACTCATGAAACTGCAGTAAGACAGGACGGTCTTGCACCGGGCGCAGCAGGTACAGCAAGATCATTGACAGGTTCAGGTCCAGCCAGTTGGAGGCACAACGATGATTTTACAGGTATTGCCGATTTGGTAGGTAACGTCTGGGAATGGACAGGAGGCCTGAAGTTAGTTGACGGTCAAATTATCATGCCAAATGACAACAATTACGCCCTCGATGAGGTTAATTGGACATCTCAAGGTTACTTTTTTGATGCGTCAGCTGCCGGTGACGGGACAGGAGATGACGCTGACCCGATCTTAAACAATCAGGTTACTACACCAATGACACCTGACAGCTATGCTCAGATTCCTAACTGGAAAGATTTGACAATAGATGCAGGCATTACAGTCCCTAAGATTCTCCTACAGGCTTGCATAGCACCTTATGATATCACTAACCCAAAGGGAGCCCTATGGATACGAAACTATGGAGAGCGCATGCCGCTCCGTGGCGGTAACTGGTTCTATGCGTCCCATGCGGGCCTGTTTGCCTTGAACTTGGACAACGAGCGTTCGCTCTCGCGCAGCAATCTCGGGTTTCGGCCAGCTTTTGTTGGGTAACTAAATACTGATTGCGGGGCGTTAGCCCCGCAATTGTTGCCTTATTCTCTATGGAGGGGAAATTGGAAGTCTTTAAAATGAAAGAAAAATGTATTGATATGATCCAATATGGATATATAGCCTTGCAACAGTTTCCTAAGTCAGAAAAATTTACATTGGCTGCAGATATAAAAAGATATATGTATTCTTTGCTTGAGAATATTGTAAAGCTTGCAAATTTAAGAGATAAAAAAAGAATTTTAAAAAATATAGATATATGCCTTGAAATGCTCAAAACATTCATACGCCTTGCACGAGATCTGAAATTTTTGAGCATCAAAAAGTACGAAATTATTTCAAGACATATTGTTGAGCTTGGCAAAATGAACGGTGGATACTGGAAAAGTCTAAAGGGATAAAGCTGTAAAGTGTGCCGATCCGTGGCGGTAACTGGAACAATGCGTCCAATGCGGGCCTGTTTGCCTTGAACTTGAACAACGAGCGTTCGAACTCGAACAGCAATATCGGGTTTCGGCCAGCTTTAATTCAAAGCTTGATATTGCAGACTCATGGGTTTGCAATCTATGCAAAAATAAAAGGAGCTTTATTCCTTCCTGTTACAGGAAAATATATACACACCTGGATGGTTAGTAAGCTAAATATGGCTGAAAGTGATCCGGGTTATTTTTACCAGGAGTTTTTATGCCAAAAACAGCAAATAACATCTGGGATGAGGTTGTTGATTTTGAGAATCTATATTTTGCTTATCTTGCTGCAAGGAAATGTAAAAGATTTGCAAAAGACGTTATGGAATATTCTGAAAGACTTGAAGAAAATCTTATTAATACACAGAACCATTTAATATGGAAAAGCTGGACTCCTCACCGCTGGAAAGAATTTTATGTACATGACCCTAAAACAAGGTTAATCCAAGCTCCCCAGTTTAGAGACAGGGTTGTTCATCATGCTCTTGTTAGAGTTGTCGAGCCATATTTTGAAAAGAAATTTATCTATGATTCTTATGCCTGCAGAGTCAACAAAGGTACCCATGCTGCAATGCAAAGATTAAAACATTTTTTGCAAATAGCAACCAGGCAGCATTCTAATCCCTATATCCTAAAATGCGACATTAGAAAATATTTCCCATCTATTGATCATTATGCCCTGAAAAAGACAATCCGGAGAACAATAAAAGATGAAAACACTCTTTGGCTCTTGGATAACACTATCGATCAGGAACCGAGTGGCAAAGGTTTACCCATTGGTTCTTTGACAAGTCAGCTTATGGCAAATGTAAATCTTGATGTTTTAGATCATTATTGTAAAGACGAGCATGGTATCAAGTTTTATGTACGCTATATGGATGATTTTATTATAATTCATCATGATAAAGAATATCTAAAATTTTTACTGGATGACTTAGGGTGGTTTTTGACAACAAACTTAGGCTTAAGCCTTAATTCTAAAACCCAAATTTTCCCTTACAATCAGGGTATAAATTTTTGCGGTTATCGTATTTGGCCAACACATGTATTGCCGAGAAAGAGAACAATCAGGAAAGCAAAAAACCGGTTCAGAAAATTTAGTAAACTTTATTGTGCCGGCAATATGTCGCTTGAAGATATAAAACCCTCTCTTATGAGTTTCCTGGGATATGCAAAACATTGCAATTCTTACAACACAGTATCTTCAATATTCGAAAATCTTGTGTTCAAAAGATGACAAATTATCCCCCAGGGGGCTAATAGGGGGCTAAAAATTTCAGCCCCTTTTTTTACTTTTCCTGTAAATAACTGTGAAAATGGATTTTTAGAAATGCGCCCGGCACGATTCGAACGTGCGACCTACGGATTAGAAGTGCGATATTAGCGAACTTATCTCTGTTTGTCAATTTTTTTATTTAAAGATATCTTTCAGTGAAATATAAAGAAAATTGATTTTTACAAAATATTCGGTTACCCTTTAATACCCTGCTTTTTTCGCATCAGGGGGCTAATAGGGGGCTAAAAATTGTACAAGAAAACTAACCTACCCGGAGTGTTTTATTACCCGTCCAGAGTAAGAAAACACAAAGGTAAACCAGACAAGTGTTACTATATCAGATATTCAAGAAATGGCAAGAAAACAAGGGAGAAGATAGGCTGGCAAAGTGAGGGATTTTCTGCACACTTAGCAAGTCAGATACGTGCTGAACGTATCTCCGGACACTATAAAGAAAAACAAAGCTTAACCGTAGAGGAAGCTGTAAAGAAGTATATAAATGCTGTCAAGGCAAATAAAGCCAGCTGGAAAGATGATCAGCATCGATTAAAGCCTTTTTTAGATGATTATGGCCAGAGTCAAATCAATGATATAACTCCAGGGGATATTGAATCATATATAAATAGGATAAAAAAAGGCAACAGAAAACCTGCAACAGTAAAGCAATATCTGCAAGTTGTCAGGAGACTGTTTAATTACCTCAACGAGCAAGAGCTTTTTGACAAACAAAACCCAGCAGCTCGGGTAAAGGTCTCTGTGCCAGATAACACAGTTGTTGAAGCATTGACCCCTGAAGAATGTGAGAGGCTGCAGGATGTCTGTTTAAACAGCGAGATAAGATATAACGGCGGATATGTTATCCTTTTTGCTTTATACACAGGTTTGAGGGCGTCAAGTCTTTTTCGGCTAAAATGGGAAGACGTGGATTTAAAAAAGAAATCCATCAGGCTTAAAAAAACAAAAAATCGAAGGCAGGCAACTATCTTACTTTCTGATTTGGCTGTGGATCTCCTGGAATCTCTCGATCATAATGATGAATATGTGTTTCCATCTCCTTTTGGCGGGCAAAGAAAAGATATAAGACGAGTGTGGAAAAAAGTAAAAAGAGAAGCCGAAATTCGCCCTCACATCCGTTTTCATGATCTCCGGCATACGTTTGCTACCATGCTCGCCGAAAAGGGCGTAGATTTGGATGTAATCAGTCGTATGCTTACCCACAGCAGCATTGTTGTCACTCAAAAATATGCACATATTAGAGATAAGCGTCTTAAAAAAGCTACCGGTGAAATAGATAATATTTTCAGATCCGATGATCCAGAACAAAATTAAATAAAAAACCGTTTACAGGATAACAATACAGAGCAATAAAATCTTTCCGGAAAGCCTGGCCACGAGCTGGATCCAAAGCCAGGCTAAGCACCAACATAACAACCTACCATAATATATAATAAAGAAGCTCTCAGGCGGGCACACAAGCATAGAAAACAAATGAGGTATAAATATAGATGTGCCTGGTGTACATTGTGCTTAAGGCTCTGTAAAGGACTGTTGCCCTGCATTAGCCGCTTGCTCCATACTTGGATGACAGGCACACATTAATTGTTTCTAAACAGCTACAGGCGCAGGTGTATCCCCCGCTCCCCCTACGAAGGGAAGCAACGGTTATATAGGAAAACAAACAAAAGACTTCTTACGGTTTATTCTAACCTCAATTATAGGTTCTTTCAGAAGAAAAACGCTTTACGGAGCGCAAGCCCGCAAGGGTTGTTTATTTTTTGCAATAAAAATACAATGCAGCAATATGTCATGTAGGATATGCCGGTATATTCGATGTTAGTGTGTGATTCCGGAAAAAGCCGGTAATTCTGGTTTCAATAGTGCAGTTTTTTGATCCCAGGGAAAACCGGTAATTTTTTGTTTCATAAGCAAAGCCCAGGGAAAAATAACAGGCTGGGCGATCCTCCGGGGCATGCAGAAATAATGAGATTCCGAAACCTGTATAGTATGAGAAAGTGGATCACATTGTTTGTTTTGCCGGTTATGTGTTTTTCCCAGGTGAACCGGATAGATTTTCCCAGGCGAATATAGTGGAAACGAAAAATCAGAGAAACCGGGACACACACAATGAGGGTTCACGTTTCCAGCAAGTGGTTTTGTTAACTGTTTTAAAATTTGCCGCCGAAAACTTCTTCATTTGTGGACCCAGTGGGACTCAAATTTTTTCCTTCGGTCCTCGGTATAAATGTAAGATATAAAAAACAAAAAAGAGCGTTCCCTTTTCAGGGGGCAAAATCTACGGACTCAAAACATTATTTATTATCAGTCAGTAGACTCAGAAGGACTCAAAAGAGGGGTTTTACAACTTTTATATTATAATTTCACAGAGAACTTTTTTTGCTGTATTTGAGTCCATTGGGTCCAGAGAGACATTATATATTTTTATATAGCTGATATTATTAAAAAAAGCTCTGGACTCAGTTGAAAAAATTTGAGTCCTTTTGAGTCCAGAGATGAGTCCAGAGAGCAAAATTATTGCTTTTTCCGGAAAATCGCATAGTGCATAAACCATTAATATATATACAAGTACACATTATTTATATTGAATTTTTTATAATAAGATACTGACAACATTAGCTAATGATTTTTTATTATAATCGGAATGGTTTATTATTAGTAAAATTTATATAATAATCATCAACACAAAATGGGGAGCTTACGCAACATCTTTTAGCTGCAACAGATCAGAAAAATAAAGGTGGTTTTGGGAACATCGGTAAAAAAATCAGGAAAATAATCAATCAAAACTATTTCGGAAGGCTGAGTTATTTATGCTGTGTTATTATAACCTTGAGGTGGTGTATCGTTGTGTTCTGAGTCCTGTTCTTTTTTTTCGAGCCAGGCTTTATATTCCGGGAACATCCTTTCAAATTCCACTTCCAGCCATGCTTGCTCCCTGGGCGTTGCGCCTTTCCAAAACTCATCCAGCCACATCTTTATTTTCTCGATTGGTATGTCGGGAAGTTTTGTCAGATTGGGTTTATCTTGTTTGCCGGAGACATTATCTTTTTTCTTATATTTCTCACCGTGACCTGTAAGGAGCCAGTCGATATTGATGTCTTCACAAAATGCAAAGATTAAATCATAGTCAATATTATTTCTTGCTTTCCAAGTCGATAGTGTACTTTGTCTCACACCCAGAAGATTAGCTAATTCGCTGTCATATCTCAAATTGTAAACTTCTTTGAGACGTAATAATATTTTTTTCACATCATGCGTTTTTTCTGTTGACATATATCCCACTGTGCGTTATTGTTTTTATTAGTAACATTGGAAATATAGCACGACACAGGAGCACTGGCAATATCTAAATATAGGTCAGATGTGAAGATTCCGGCAGGGGCGGGCAAGGAGCAGATGACCTGAAAACAAGAAAGGGGGCAAATATGGAAATCGTAAAATTTAACAACGAACAGTTTGGTGAACTAAGAATTGCAGACATTGAGGGTAACCCGTGGTTTGTAGCAAGAGATGTTGCTGAAGCCTTAGGGTATAAGGACGCAATTAACGCTGTTAAGCTGCATTGCAAAGGGGTGGTAAAATACCACCCCTATAAACAGCGGGTTTCAGACGGGGTCGTGAAACACGACCCCTATGAACAGGACATCTCAGGCGGTCAGGCATATAATATTATTCCTGAGTCTGATTTTTACCGCCTTGTACTGCGCTCTAAGCTTCCAAATGCTGAGCGTTTCCAGGACTGGGTGACATCGGAAGTGCTTCCGTCGATTCGCAAGACAGGCACATACTCATTATATGAGCGGGTTGACAGTGCTGATCTTTCGATGAAATGCGAATTCCTGAAGCAGGTGAGGCTTTCCGCACAAAACTTGCCTGGCTGGCAGCGGAGACAGGCTATTGTGCAGAGCCTTGAGTCTGTGGGCCTGCGTGTCAAAGCCGGCATAAATGATGAAACGGCTGATTTCGTAAATGCCGTTGTCACAAAAGATATCCAGTATTTCGAGCACTTGAAGGAAAATCACCCTACCCTTTACGATTCGATTGCCAGCAATTTTGAGCGCAATAGAATCAGGAGCAATGACATAATAAAGGCTTACCAAATCATGTGTAACCCAACACTTTCTTCAAAAGCTGTGATGGCAAAAATCAGGGAGTATGACTCCCGCTTTTCCGTATCAGAAGTAAGCCGTATTAGCTCAGAAAAGTACTACAAAATACAATAATAGGAGAAAAAACAATAATGAGAAAAAAGGATTTAACAAAAACTATCAAGGAGCGCCTTGACGACCTGAAAAAGCGGGTGGCCTGGCTTGAAGAGCTGCAGAAATACGGCGTAAGACAGGCTGATATTCATGCCCGGACGGGTGTTTGCAGGCCCGAGATAAGCAAATATTTTGCCGGTCTCGGGGATAATGAGGAAGTAGAGCAAGCTGTACTGGATATACTGTGGGAAAAAAGAAAAGAGGTGAAAAAATGCACGGTGGAAAAATGAATGTAAACATCAAGTGTCCATATTGCGCAAAAGAAATAATCTTTTCAGCTGAAGACAGGCTGGAGACAGTCACCTGCGATGACTGCAAAAGAAGCTTTGTGATAGAGCTGGAAATTGAGCCTGTAATATATATCCAGGCAAAACTCAGCCAGCGTGAAAATATCGAAAGACTCAAAAACAATATGGCTGACAGACAAAATATCGATACACAGCGTGGATACGAATCTGAAGCAACAGGCACCCGCTCAATAAGACTTTCTGTGGAAGTCATAAAAGCAATAAGAGAATACGGCATCAAAAACTCTATGACACAAAAACAGCTGGCTGAGAAGATCGGTATTAAGTATCCGATGTTTAACAAGATAATGCAGCATTACAGAGGCGGAGAGAAAAACTGCAAGAAAGTGCTGGCATTTTATCATGAGATATGCCCGGTAGGGCAGTACACTGAAGCCAGGAGCTGAGAAAATGGCGTTATTTCTTAATCATCTGCCTGAAGATAATATCAGAATTATCAACCGGAGGCTGGAGAGTGAATTAAGAAAATATCAGATAAGATGTATAGCTTTGCAGGCAGAGAACGAGAGCCTGAAAAGAGAACTGGAAGCATGCAAAACGAACAATTCCGAGCAATATAAAAATACGGGAAAGGGAGAGACGAGATGGGAGACGGATATAAAATAACACAGCAACTTATGTACGAGCTCAGGTTTGTACACGGCTTAAGTCACAAGGACATAGGAGAGCATATCGGGCTGAGTAAAAAGACTGTAGATAACTATCCGAGGCAGGCACTGCCCAGCTTAGAAAATTTTCTTAAGATGATAAAGCTCAGGCGTGTGGATGACACAATGTCACTGTTTTGCAAGATTGCCGGAGGTGTTTTTGTACGCCTGCCGGAAGTGAGACACAGCGGAGCTCATATACTGCAGCAACTTTCTGAACTATCAAAAGATTTCGGTGGGACAGTCGAAGCGGTAAGCGGCTCGGTAACTCCACAATCAGATGAGGGGGCAAAGCTGTCAAAAAAAGAAGCAAGAGAAATATTGCTGACTCTTGCGCCTCTGATTCTCTGCGCTGAGGAGATGGTGCAGTATTTGACAGATGTGATCGACGGCAAAAAGACAAAAAGACGGGGGTTATAAATGGATGTAAATAAAGCAATAACAGATGTAGTCAACATCAGCATAAGAGAAGCGCTCGAGGGTGTGGATGAAGAGTTGACTAAGAATGTTTTTATGCAAGCTGAATCGTTAAAAAATATCGAGAAATACAACGCTAATTCACTCTTAAATGAATCTCAGGTTTCGGAGCTGACTGGAATTGCTGTGCCTACTCTGAGAAAGTGGCGCAATGAAAAACGTGAGATCCCCTATATCAGGATGGGGAATTCTGTCAGATATAAATACAGTGATTTGCTGGATTATATAAAGGCAAACACCGTGAAGGTTATGCAGAACGGGAGCCTAAAAGGGGGTGGTGTGTGAATCAGCCGGCGGCCGTGAGTGTGAAAACGATCGTCCGGGGGTGCATGCCGTGCTGATGCTTTCCGCCGGAAAACATATAACAGAGGGGTATAAAAAGATAAAGATCCCGTTCAGACGACTACATGAGGTGACTGCAAGTTTCAACTATTCTGCCGGTATCTATAAAGACGGCTACAGAACTACAGGCAAGCTGGAGCAAATAGGCAATCTGCTGATATTCGATTTTGATGACGGCACACCGATTGAAGAGACAGCAGAACGATTTAAGGCATTTCAGTCCACATGTTTGATAGTTACCAGCAAGAGCCATATGAAAGCAAAACGTGATAAGCCAGCATGTGAAAGATACCGGCTCTTAATTCCTCTATCAGCCCCTCTTAATGTGGAGATCAGGGAGTATACAGAGTTTTACGTGTATTTTGCCGAGCTGACCGGCATAAGCAATGCGATTGATTCGCAATGCAAGGATTGTGCCCGTTTCTATTTTCCGAATCCTTCACAAGAGGTCAGATATATAGAAACAGGCAGAGTTTTTGAAACAGCGGCACTAATAGAAAACTTTCGGGGCTGGAAAAAAATGCGCCGTGAAGAGTCAGACAAAAAAAATCGTAAACAATATATAACAACCAGCAAAACAAAAAAAGCTTCCCAGAAAAATTTTGAAAACAGCAAGATGAAAAAGAACGAGCTGCCGGCTGAAACAACAATAGAAACAAAACAAGGCACACATCAGTTCCGTGATTTTGAATATCTGCAGGTTGATCAGACTGTTCCCTGCCGCTGCCCGGATCCCGCACATGAAGACAGAAATCCGTCTGCTTTTGTGGGCCGGAGCAAAGAGAGCGGTAATCTGCTGGTGACATGCAAAAGCTGCGGAGCTGTTTATTTTATGCATAAAGAGGGGGCGTAATGTTTGCGGAATTTTTGACACTGAAAGATAAGCCTGAGTACGTTATTGAACTGCATAAAGACAGGATACTTTTGTATAAAGATAAATCCTGGACTCTTTTGACTCCTGAAGAAATAACTGACAGCCCGGAGATCAACACAATAAAAAGGCTCAAAAGATATCTGAATGAGCGAAATGAAAATCTGGCAGAGACCGTGGATAACTATGTGAAGCGGGTACTTTATGTCTGAAAAAAAATATGAGCTGAATAAAGAGATGCTTCCTGTCCAGCAGTTGAAAGACTACGAGCTGCGAGAGGAAGGAGAAGATATAGATTACAGCAAATTTGAGACAAACAACTGGATGCGTATCGGTGTAGAGAATGAAACTCTTCAGGAGATATACAACAAAGGCGGCGGCGTATGGCAGGACTTTGACGGCTCAACCGTATATCGTCCTCACTTTGAAGAAGACATAATAAAGTTTGAAAGTGACAGGAAAGCGGCACAAGCGATAGCCAATTTTCTGGACAGAAAAAAAGTGAAACTATGGCAGGGCTCAGGATCCGGTGAAAATTTTCAGCCCCCTGATGTGTACGTCAATGAGGTGCTAAGTGTGAAGGAGCGGTTTACTGTATTCTGTAACAGCGAATTCTACAGATATAATAACCTATGGTACAGAACGGCATTCCGACCGACAGAATATATGAAGATACAACGGAAGGAATACAAATACCCGGAGACAATTTTGAAACTAATCCAGAATCTGTGCAATGATAATGCTGCATATTATGAGTGGGTGGTTAATTGGCTTGCCGGCTATTTTCAGACACTCAGGAAAAGCCAGGTTTCACTGTTGATGCGCGGGGATCAGGGCTCCGGTAAGGGTGTGTTTTTCAACAAGATCCTGGCCCCACTATTTGGTGAGCAATACTGTGCCATTGTGGATTCTGACAGGCTTGACTCTCAGTTCAAAGGGTGGGTTGCGGAGACGCTTTTTTTTAATCTGAACGAAATTGCCGTGGATATGAAGGCAAGAAAAAGCATTAAAAACTTTCTGAAACAGCTTGTAACCGATGACAAAGTGCAAATAGAGACAAAACACAAGGATGCAAAAGAAGTCAGAATCTACGGAAATATACTGATCACCAGCAATGAAGCTTTTCCAATAGAAATCGAGGCGTCTGACAGGCGCTTTACAGTAATGAGAACCGGCAAAACATTTAAAGAAAACGGATGGGATTACCAGCATATGGTAGAAAACATAAATAATGAGCTTGAAGATTTTGCTGTGTTTCTGAACCGTACAAAAGTCGACTGGAAAATGTATCATACTGCGCTGGAAACACCCGAAAAAACAGCAATCGTAGACGCTACAAACAGTCAGACAGTCATGTTTATCAAAGCGGTTCTGAAGAAAGATATATCGTTCTTTGAGGATCTGAAAGATGAAAATTATGACATTTACAATGATCTGAAGAGAGGTTTTAGAGAAAATATGGTGCTCCAGACTGCCCTCACAAGAGCTTACGATGAGATGTTTGAGAGTAAGAAGAGCTCAAAACGTATTATGTCAGATATCAGGAAGCTTGAACCGAACTATTTCGGCAAGCACAGAGTGCAAAAAAAATACGGTGCTAAATATTTTGAGCTTGATCCCGGGATTGAGTTCATCGATATGGATGCCGTAGAGGATGAGAGACAATGAGACAGGTAAATATCCTCCAGGAATTTACAACAGACTTTATGGATGAGCAGAGCTGCCGGCGCTTTATTGCAGGCCTGCTGCATGAAAAGCCAGCATGTCCCGCCTGCGGGGTGTTTGTAAAAAATCTGGATCGTTTTTACTCAGGACGCTTTGTGAAATGTCAATGCGGTAAACGCTACAACTGGGCTACCGGCACAGAGCTATCAGGAATAAAAATCAAATGCTCAGCATTGGTGTTGCTGATGCTGCTGTATGAAACGAATCTGTCAGACACACATGTGGCAGAGATTCTTGATATAGATAGAGAGACAGCGCGTTTGTGGCGCCTGCGCGTCAAGGGTGACTTATGATGGAAAAATATGAGCGGCTTAAAACAGTTCTTGATTCGGACTCGTTCAGTATTCTCGAAAGCATGTATTACGATTACAAAGCCGCCCTTGAGGCCTGCAGGGAGAGCAAGAAAACATCCGATCTGAAGCATTACTCCAAATGCAAGAATGAACTTGAGCACACTATCAATGAGTTTTGGGAAATACATTTTCCGGAAAACGAACAGTTTAAGAATGTAGCTGAAGTGTATGAGTATCTCAAAGACATAGGTTATAAAGTTGCAAAGCGTACAGTCTACCAGCACAAAGAGGAAGGTAAATTACAATATAATCCGAATACCGGAATAACTATAGAGGATGTGGACAGATATGCTGAACGATATCTGTCGGATCCGGAAAAAGAAGAGAGCCTGAATGACAAGAAGACAAAAGCTGATCTTGATCTGAAAGAGATCCGCCTGGAAAAAGAAAGGCTATTTGTTGAAGAGAAAGAGGGCAAGCTGATTTCAAGGGAAACGGTAGGTGTAGAATTCGCGGCTCGTATAGAAGAAATCAAAAGAGGTTTTGAAGAAATTGAGGCCACACTGCCTGTCATACTTTCAGGCCTTCCACCTGAAGAGATAAAGAAAACACTCCGGAGGAAATTTGACAGTATGCTTTCCAACTATTCCCGAAAATTGGAGTCTCTGAAATGATAACGGAATATTTTGAAACGGAAGCCCTGGCAGCCCAGCCCAGAAATTATATGCGCGGCAGCGAATGGGCGGAAAAATACAGGATACTGACAAGCGTGACATCGAGTATCACCGGCCGCTGGCAAAATCAGGTATTTCCTCATGCATCAGGTATTCTTGATGCTCTTGTGCATGAGAATGTATCTGAAGTCAGCTGGGTGTCAGGAACACAGAATGCAAAAACCGAAACAATGCTGAACGCTGCAGGCTATCTAATACATAATCACCCCGCGTCAATAATGCTGGTAATGCCGGAAAAAGACGACTGCAAATCGATGAGCAAAGTGAGAATACAGGACATGATAGAGAATGCAGCGGACGGTGTATTAAGAACACGGTGTGAGCTGCCTGATGTCAGGAAAGATATTTTTAATATCCCCTTTGTGGGCGGTATACTCTATCTCGCATGGTCAACAAGTGTAAACAGGCTTGCCTCAAAACCTGTGAAATATTTGTTCCTGGATGAAGTTGACAAGTACAAGGATATTCCGAAGCACGGTAATCCTGAATCACTGGTAACTGAAAGGCTCAAAGCTCAGATTAACACAAAAATAATGCGTGCAAGCTCACCGACTGTTGAAGAGGGCGCTATCTGGACGTCTGTTCACAACTCTGATTATCTTTTTGAAAGGCATGTGCCCTGCCCCGCCTGCGGACGTAAGTTTGTTTTTATGCATTCACAACTCCGCGTGGAAGAGAAAAATGTATTTTATGAGTGTCCTCACTGCGCCACATATTTGTCTGACAATGATAAGCCCGGGATGCTAAGCTCAGCCTTATGGCTGACCGCGGACGGCTACGAGCTATATAGCATATTAAAAACCGGGCATGATCTGCATTTAGGTTTCAAATCAAGCTCTTTTTACAGCCCGTTCATATCATTCACAGATATATACAACAAACAGCAGGACAGTAAGGGAGATATTGAAAAGAAGCGTGTATTTTATAACGGCTGGCTTGCTCTGCCATATGATCCTATGCAGGAAATAGAACAGCATACAACAGAAGATCTGAGAAAACGTGTTGAAGATTACGATATTCTCCCAGCAGGTGTATGTGTCCTGACCAGTGCTACTGATGTACAGAACAACCGCCTTGAGACCCTTATTATGGGCTGGGGTTTGAACCGGGAAAACTGGGTAATCGAAAAGAAAGTGCATTACGGGGATCCACGCGGTACGGATGTCTGGAGAGAGCTGGATATTTTTCTTTATTACACAAGGTATAAACATTTCTGCGGCAGAGAGTTCGGGATAACATGCGCCGTTGTTGACGCGGGGTATCTCACAGAGGAAGTAAGCTCATTTACAAAGCCAAGAAAAAAACGGCATGTATACGCGATACAGGGTGCATCAAATCCGGATGCACCTATGCTCAAAGAAGGAAAAACAAGCAGCAAAAAAGCAATACTTTTTACTCTCGGTACACATATCCTGAAAGAAACTATAACAACATGGATAAGCTCGGGACCCGGTGAGCCCGGGTATATGCATTTCAAAAAAGACACGTGCGATGAGGAATACTTTCTACAGCTGACAGCTGAAAAATGTATCAATCAAAAAAACAGGACCGGCAAAACAGTCAGAGAATGGATAAAGCTTCGGGACCGTAACGAAGTATTCGATCTTACATGCTACAACCTGGCTGCGTATCACATCATCGGGGCTCCTGCTGAAACATATGCAAGACAGATAGAAAAGATAAGCGGTATTTCAGCCTTAGGGGCAGGGGCTCATGAAGACGAAAAGCAGGAACCAAAAAAGACAAAGCCGAAAATACTTATAAAGGGGTGAAAAATGGAAGATGAAAAATTGACTGTGAAAGATATAGCATTCAAGGAGGCTGTGAGCCAGCAGACTGTATACCGCTGGGTGGCGGAAGGGTATATTGAATATGAAAAACGCCCCGGGAAAAACGGCGGAATAGTAATAACCATGCAGGCATACAGGAGGTTTAAATCTGAATGCGCTGTAAGGCAGATTAACGAATAAAAGGGAGGCGTGCAATGAGCTATATTGCCGGAATGTGCTGCCCGGACTGCGGCACAAGATTGGTAAATGTCGGCGGGTGCAGCATGTGTGCAGCATGCGGATGGAGCGAATGTGAAAGCTGTGAGCCAGCAAGCGGGCAGAGATTTCTCCGCTTCGGTCGAAATGACAATGAATAGGTGCGCGGATGCATGAAGCAAGACAAGGAGTTGAGTAAATGACTGTGAAAGAAATATGTGAAGATTTTTTAAGAGAAAACGGGTTTGACGGTCTTTTTAAAGATGACTGCGGGTGCCGGCTGGGTGATTTGATGCCGTGCTGTGAGCCGTCACCTGCTTGTGAGCCAGGGTATCTTCAGGATTGTACCCAGTGTTTATCATTCGACATGAATGAGGGGTGTATTGATGCCTGCGAGAGCTGTCTGGGGCCGGAGGTGAGTGATGAATGATGCTGTCTATATTGGAACAATTATTTTTCTCGGTATGGTTGTTTTCTTTCTGATTTTAAAAATCAACGATTATTCAGAACGAATTCAACTCCAAAAGGGAAAAAATAAAAAGCTAAGAAAAGAACTGGCTGAACAGTATCAAATAGTATCTTCATTTTTGCCTAAATTAATTTTAAGAAAAGAGGATCCCCAATGACGCCACTGATTGGCCTGTATTTATCCTCAGTAGCTACCGGCGGTTTGCTGGCCATAGCTATCATTTTTATATTTATATTTTGGAAATAAAAGGAGAGTAAATTATGAAAGGCACACAATTGACTGGCAAATACGGATTGTTCAGCAAATACAATGTTCAAAAATCCGACGGTTCTCCTGTTGATCCTGAAGCTGAATATTTTGTACTAAGGCTCGATGACGGCTGTTCAGATAAAAGACACCTTCAGGCATCAAGAGAAGCAGTGCTTGTCTATGCCGATCAAATTGAAAATCATTTACCAAAATTAGCCCAGGATCTGAAAGAAAAATATCACGGGACAGTGAAACTGAAGGCAACGGAAAACTTTATACATAATAAATATGGTTACTGCTATTACGATGTATGCGAAGACAGAGCCTTTATTTATAATCTATATGTGTATCCGGAATACAGGCTCCGGGGGCACGCAAAAAGGCTTTTGAAGTACGCAATATTAGAAATCAGAATAATAGGTCATGAAGGAGAGATAGAGATAGAAGCTGAGCCGAGAGAAAGAAGTATAGATAGAGAGTGCCTGATACGTTTTTACCAAGATATAGGATTAAAAGTTTTGGCAAGGAGGGAAAATGCCGGTGCATAATCTTTTTACCAAGTCAATACAATTTGCTCAAGAGTCTAAAGATATTCAGGAGTTTCTTTATAAAATAAAAGAGCAATTGGGATATATCAGAACAGTGGATATAGAACATATTTTCTCACATTTTCCTGACCCCTGCGGTGCCGCCGGGCTTTCTACTTTTTACGAAAAATACAGAAAGAGACTGAAAACCTGTGAAGGCTGCAGGGCTTTTATTACAGAAGAAAATACCCCACAACCTGAATGTAGATTAAAATATAAGTTTACAGATGCTGTTGTCAGGGGATTCTGGACGTATATCCCACTTGAAAAGTGTCCTAAACCAAAAACCTATGCGTCTGTGCTTGAACATTTTGGAGAGAGGCTATGAGTAAATATATCGAAGCTTATAAAAAAGGCTACGAAGATGCATTAGCAAGTAAAGGCGTGAAACTGATCGCAAAAGAAAGAGCAAGACAAATTGCGAAGGAAGGGTGGACAAAAGAGCACGACAAAGTCTCCCACCCTGATGGTGGTTTAGCCTTAGCAGCCGCTTGCTATGCGAGTCCTGCGCCTATCTATTACTACAATGCGAGGGTTTATCAATTTTTAGATCCGTTTCCTTTTGATAAAAAGTGGGACAAGAGAGGAAAACATTCGTATAAAAGGAAACTTGAAATTGCCGGAGCACTGATTGCTGCAGAGCTGGATAGAATAGAAGGAGAATAAAAAAAAAGATACTAAAATCATGGAGGCAAATTATGATGAACGAAGTATTTAACGAAACAAATATTGCTCAGAAAGAATTTTCGCAAAAGGTAACATTACTGGAAAGGATGAAAGACATTGCAAGTGAATCTGAAAATTTTGAAGAGTTCTTTATCAATATAAAAAACCGCCTGGGCTGGATAAAACTAACCAGGATATTAGAGGTCATGGGGGAAAACGGGGATCATGATCTGGGTGAGTTTTACGAGAAATACAGTCAACAGGTATGAATAACAATACAGAATAACAAAATCTTTCCGGAAAGCCTGGCCATCAGCTGGATCCAAAGCCAGGTCAGGCTTTATCATAATAACAGAGGAAAACAACGCTATTCTTTTTTACTTTCCCACAAATCATCATGAAGATTTTCAGTGTTACGTACAGAGCATGAATTCCAAGAGCTTTGGCCTATTTCCTTGTTAATATCAAAACTTATGCTTGCCAACGGTCCTGCTTTCTCATATTTCTCCCTTTCTGCTATTTTGATTCCAGCAATATCAATACTCATGAGTCACCTCTCTATTGTAGATGTATAGATTCTACAATCCAGGAGATAACCTTGCAAGTTTTATTTTCTATTTTTTATACAATTTTCTAATCTTTCTAAGTTTTCTCAGTTTTATTAGACGGGGAGTCTAAAAGGGTTCATATTTCCCTCAGGAAGGTGAGATATGGCTGGTATTACCCTTGAACAGGCAACCGAGCATTTGAATCTCTGGCTTGAGGCAGATAAAGTCGTTAGCACCGGCCAGGAATATTATATCGGCAACAGAAAAATGACCCGTGCCGACGCATCTGAAATCCGGAAAAATATAGATTACTGGCAGCACAAAGTTACATCCCTCTCCCGCGGCGGCGGAATAAAAGTGCACCAGGTCGTGCCCCGATGAATGTTAAAACTAACATTGTAGACAAAGTAGTCGGCTGGATTAGCCCCCGTGCCGGCTACAGACGCATGGCAGCCCGTGCGTCTATGTCTATCCTTGGCAGCGCTTCGTATTCCGCCGCCACTTCCAAGCCCTCTTTGAAACAATGGAAAACGTCCCCCGGGGACGCTGACGCTGACTCTCTTGATGATCTGCCAATACTCCGGGAGAGATCAAGGGATCTTATAAGAAATGCTCCTGTAGCAACAGGCGTAATAAACACAGTACAGACCAGTGTCGTGGGTTCAGGCTTAACCCTGGATGCAACTATAGATAAAAATATACTTGGCTTCACTGACGAGCAAGCCAAGGAATGGGAAAGGAAAACAGAAAGAGAGTTTAAATTATGGGCTGAGAACACAGCCTGCGATGCAGAGCGTACTCTGAATTTTTACGGTTTACAAAATCTTGCTTTCAGACAAGCTCTTGAAAACGGAGATGTTTTCAGCTTATTGACATACATAGAGAGAGAGACACCATATGATCTTGTGGTGAATCTCATTGAGGCTGACAGGTGCAGTAACCCCAATTTCAGATATGATACATCAAAACTCTCAGGCGGTGTGGAAAAAGACGAGCACGGCGCTCCGAAAAAATATTATTTTCAGAAGACTCATCCAGGTTCAATTTTTGGCATAAATCAAAGATGGGAGCCGGTTGACGCTTTTAACAGTATGGGTTTAAGAAATGTCCTGCACCTGTTTGACAAAAAACGTCCCGGTCAGTCAAGAGGGATTCCTTATTTAGTGCCAGTGATAGAGGCGTTAAAACAGCTTGAGCGCTTTACCGATGCCGAACTTATGGCAGCGGTAATTTCAGGCATGTATACTGCATTTCTTGAAGATGATGATCTTGAAGATATCCCGCCGGCAATCCTGGACGATGACAGCACTGAAAAAACAGACGGTCCCCAGGAGTTCTCGCTTTCCGAAGGAACAATAATCTCCGCCGGAAAAGGTAAATCCCTGAAGCCAACAGGTCTTGACAGACCTAACCAGGCTTTTGAGCCGTTTTTTCTGGCAATAGTAAAACAAATCGGGGCAGCTCTCGGAGTGCCGTTTGAGATACTTATGAAAAATTTTCAGGCAAGCTTTTCTGCGTCCCAGGCGGCGATGTATGAAGCCTGGAGATTTTTTAAAGCAAGAAGAAACTGGCTTGCAACTTATTTCTGCCAACCTATATATGAAAGATTTTTATACGAAGCAGTGGCAAAGGGCAGAATAGACGCTCCCGGTTTTTTTACCGACCCCATGAAGCGCAAAGCTTATCTCTCCGCTAACTGGATAGGACCCGCAAAAGGCATGATCGATGAGCTGAAAGAGATAAAAGCCGCAAAAGAAAGAATCAATGTTGGTATATCGACACTAAAAGAAGAGACTGCAAATCTTACCGGCGGAGATTGGGAGAAAAAGACGGAACAGCGCGGGGTTGAGGTAAGGAAGAGACGTGACAACAAGCTTGAAAAAGAGGAGGCGCAATGATTCTAAAAACATTACTTGCTCAGCAGTGGGCAATGCAGCGCGATGCTCTGCAGAAAATGTACGATATAGCTCTGCAGCATAAAAACAATAACTTTGATGCTGTGCAATTGAAATCGGGTGAACCACTGAAGAATACAATAGAAACAACTGTTCGCGACGGAGTGGCCATTATCCCTGTGACCGGTCCCATATTTCGATATGCAAACCTGTTTACTGCAATGTGCGGAGCAACATCGATAGAAATATTCGCACAGGAATTAAATACGGCAGTGGAAAACCCGGATGTAAAAGCAATCATCCTGGACATAGATTCCCCGGGCGGTCAGGTGTCGGGTATACATGAGCTGGCCGAAACCATTTATAATTTCAGAGACACAAAACCGATAAAGGCTTATGTAGGCTCACTTGCCGCAAGCGCAGGTTATTTTATAGCAAGCGCTGCAGATGAAATCATCATTGACGCAATGGGACAGGCAGGCAGCATCGGTGTTGTAACAACGCTTTATACAAACAAAGATGAGAACAGTGTTGAGATTGTATCAAGCAAGAGCCCGAATAAGCGTCCTGATTTCTCGACAGAGGAAGGAAAATCAAAAGTACAGGGGCTTATCGATGAGATGGCGGATGTGTTTATCGACAGGGTAGCGAAATACAGAAATATGACTGCAGAAGCTGTTGTAAAAGCGGGCGATTTTGGCGGCGTTCGTATAGGTACGAGTGCTGTAAATGCCGGTCTGGCTGACAGGCTTGGAAATATGGAAGATCTAATAAAAGAATTAAGCGAAAAGGAGGATGCCACCATGGTAGTAAAACGCGGAGCAACCACAGGCAAATCTGAAGAAGATATGTCCGGCAAAGAGAAAGAGTTATCTCCGGATACCGTAAAAGCGGATTATCCGGAAATAGCCGAAGCACTTAAAAAGGAAGGCGCAAAAGACGAAAGAGACAGAATCAAAGCTGTGGAAGACGCATCAATCACAGGTGCAGAGGATTTGATTGCCGAATTGAAATATGACGGCAAAACAACCGGACCGGAAGCTGCTGCAAAAGTGCTGCAGAAAATGAAAACAGCCGGTAATGACATCCTGGCATCATTGAAAGATGAAGCTCCAAGGACAGTAAAAGGGTCTGAAGATGATAAGCAGACCGCTCAGGCAAATCTTGAGAATTACATGATCGAATCAGCAGGAGGAAAGAAAAATGAGTGAGTATATCCCAGATAACCTGATAGCAGGTGATTTTCCAATTAAGGCAAAAAGTATTATTGTTGCCAGCGGGCAGGTACTAACACGCGGCGCGGTGCTGGGAGTTGTTACCGCTTCCGGTAAGGCTGTCTTATCCGAATCGGCTGCTACAGACGGTTCACAAGACGCGAAAATGATTTTGGCCGAAGATGTTGATGCAAGCGCAGTCGATGTGGTCGCTACGGCGTATATCACAGGCGAGTTTGCAGAAGAAGCCCTGACAATAGGTACAGGGCATACCGTAGACAGCATAAGAAACCCCCTTCACTTGAGGGGAATTATAATCAGAAAAACAGTGTGAGGTGAGAAATGCCTGATGTATTTGACAGAAGAACACTTAATCGTGTTGTGCAGCAAAGAGTATATAAGGGAAGTTTTTTCCTTGATACTTTTTTTAAACCAGAGCTGCCGGCTGACACGGAATTTATAGAGGTTGATATCGAAAAAACCGGAGGCAGGAAACTTGCGCCGGTGGTATCACCTGTAGTCGGCGGTGTTGTAGTGAAGAAAGACGGTTCTGAACAAAGAACGTTCAAAGCACCCTATCTGCACCCAAAAACAATTATCACTCCGAAGGATATGGCAAAAAGGTTTGCCGGTGAAAATCCTTACGGCGACACCATAACTCCTGAAATGCGTCTTGCAAGAAAGGTTGCAAAAGAACTTTCCAGGCTTGATGACAGTATTGAGCGCAGAAAAGAATATTATGCTGCTCAGGCGCTGCTTGAAGGCAAAACTGTTGTTTCCGGAGAAGGCGTTGAGTATGAAATAGACTATCAGAGAGATGTTGAATTGACAGTAACTTTGACAAGTACAGATCTCTGGAGTGATGCAGCGTCAGATCCTATTGATGATCTGAGAAATTTCAGAAGACTCCTGAACAAGAGAGGATACACACCCGACACAGTAGTCTTAGGAGCCAACGTAATAAAAAATTTCTTTTCGCATCAAGCTGTGAAGGATCATTACGCAACCAGCGGATTCAATATTGCTCAGCTTGAGCAGACTCCTATTGGCAGCGGTGTTGTATACCACGGAGCAATACCTGAATTCGGCAAAATTTACAGCTATAATGAATGGTACTTTGATGAGGACACTCAGACAAGTCTGCCGCTGATGCCTGAAGACAAGATTCTTTTGGGTGATTCATCAGCCGATAACAGATTGCTGCACGGAGCAGTGCAGAATATGCATGCCGGAGGTATGGCAGCACTTGAGAAGTTTGTTGATCGTAAAGACCTGGATGGTAAAGGGATGGAACTGAAAGTGGAATCGGCGCCTTTGCCTGCACTAACCAGCCCGGATTCAGTTCTCGTGGCTACGGTAATATAAGGGGGTAATTTATGGGTAAAACAATAAAAGCAATGACTCTACATACGATAAAATCAAAGGGCGAATTTCAGCCCCCAGGGACGGAAGTCGCACTCGATGAGGCGGAATTCAAGAGGTTGTTCAACAACGGAGCTGTGACAAAATATTCCGGCAAAAAAACCGAAAACAAGGGAAGCGAAAACGGCAAAAGAACACGTGAACTTGATTATGAAAATCTCACAGTCGAACAAGTAGAAGCGGAGCTCAACAAACTCACAGTCGGTGAAATAAAGACTTATCTCGAGCAGATGGAAGTTGAGCACCAATCTGACAGCACCAAGGCAGAGTTGATACCTGTGCTTGCTAAAGCACTTAAGGGGTCGTAGAAGACCCGCAAACCTCCTGAAGGTTGTTGAATGAAGGGCGGTACTATGTTGCCGCCCTTTAAAAAAGGCAGGGGAGTTTTTATGGATGAAATACTTATGATCTTACAGATAATTTCCGCAGTTGCAGCACTTGTGCTTTTTCCGATCTGGAAAAATATGCATTCGATTTCAAAAGCAACAAATGAATTGAAAGTTAATATTGCGGAAAACTATGTGAAAAAAGCGGATTTGTTAAAACATGAAGACGATAACAACAGACGTTTTGATAAATTTGAAGAGCGGTTCGGAAGTGAGATCGGCAAAGTCTATAAAAAAATAGACGAAAGAACGATCGGGGGGAATAAGTGAATCTGCGTGCAGCTATTGCAAAGTTCAGAAAAAAGAAAACAACGGAAACATTTCTTGCCCGCCAGCTTGTGAGGCATGAAGGCTTACGTCTGTATCCTTACAAAGATACAAAAGGTAAGCTGACAATAGGTGTAGGCAGAAATATAGAAGATAACGGAATAAACGAACAGGAAGCAATGTATATGCTTGAAAATGATATCGAGCGCAGCAGGAAAGAACTTGAAAACAACCTGCCATTTTTTAACACTCTCAACAAGGCAAGGCAGGATGTATTGATAAACATGTGTTTCAACATGGGCATTACCTCTTTTCTGGAATTTGAAAAAACATTTGAATATATAGAAGCCGGTGATTTTGAAGCGGCATCTATTGAGATGCTTGATTCAAAATGGGCTAAAAAAGATGTGGGGGAGAGCAGATCAAATGAACTTTCCCAGCAGATGAAAACAGGGGTGAGATAATGTTTGGGACTATAGCAGCAGCGGTTGCCCCGCTGATCACAAAACTTGCAACAAACGGACTGGAAACCGTCGGAGAAGCTGTTGCCCAAAAAGGAAAAGAGAAAGTTGAAGATATGCTCGGGGTTGATCTTGAAAAAGAGGCTCAGAGCCCTGAAGGCATAAAGAAACTAAAAGAACTCCAGGAGCAGAAAAACACAGAACTAAAAATGCTGCTGGAGGATAAACAAAGTCTTGACAGGCAGGTTACAAAACGCTGGGAAGCTGACTCGGGGAGCGAGTCTTTTCTATCAAAAAACATTCGTCCGATGACGCTTGTATATCTTTTACTTGCCTTTACTCTTTTCGGTATTCTCGCAGGGCTCGGAGTTGAAGTGCCGGCGATTTATGCAGAAGGGCTCAGGGATTTTATCTATATTGCTGTACCAGCATATTTCGGACTTAGAACTATCGATAAAAGAAAAGGAAAAACAAAATGATATTGAAAGACACTTTTTTCAAAGATGCCGAAACAATGCTAAACACTGATGAATTTGCTGAAATCGTAAATTGGGACGGCAAAGATATAAAAGTTATACCGGAAAGTGTTTCGGATCCTATGAAAAACCTGGAAGATATAAGCACAAACGGACTTATACAGAAAAGGTATAAAGTTTTTGTCCAGGAAGCTGTGTTGCCGAATCCGCCGGTTATAGGCTCGCTTGTTGAAATCGACGGCGAACACTACACAATCGATGAGGCGGAACCGTCAGGCACAATGCTTGAGATAACTTGCATCAAAGGAGAAGGCAGGTAATGGCAAAAAGAAAACCAGCACCCTACAGCTCAGAAAAGCCTGTGGAGCTGGATGTAACGCTCGATGCCGAGGCGCTTGACTGGGTGCAGGATTATATGCGCACATTCCCTGAGCGTGTAAAAAAGAGTGCTGAAAGAGCTATAAGAAGAGCCGGCAAAGGTTTTCTATCAGATCTGAAGAACGCTATAGCTGAAAAATACACGGCGCCCAGAAAAGTTTTCGATGAGTATGGATCTGTAAAAACATTCGGTCCTTATAATAATGATCTGAAATTCAAGATTCGGCTGGGTGAAAAAGGCCGCGCAAAGAGGCCGCCGCTTATTCTTTTTAAACATTCTCCTGCAGGAATAACCCGTGGTGCAGATGCTCCAAATGTCGGGCTTACAATCGAATATATGAAAGGGAAGCGCTATAAATTGCCTGGCAGTTTTATAGCTGATGCACCGGTAAGAGGACTTAATATATACGTAAGGCAGTCAAGCAGATCAACAGGTAAAACTGACTCAAGAGACAAGATATATAAACAGGTAGGGATGTCAGTGCCTCAAATGGCAAGGTCAAATGACCTGCTGGATGAAATAACGCCTAACATATCAATGCGCTTTCAAAAGGAGCTAAAGCATCAGCTGACAGAAGGATATAAACACGGAGGCAAAAAGTGAATACATGGGCTTTGCTTGAAGCACTTGTGGAGTTATTTAAAGCTGAATTCGAGAAAGGCGAAGTTTATTTCTCGAAAAAAGACAGCCTGGCCAAAGATCAGCTGCCACAGGTATACATTGATTCTCTACCACCCAGGATAAATGACAGTGACTGGCCGTATATCGTAATAGAGCCGCCGCGTGAAGCTGAGGATAACCTGGAAACAACGTCAATACCAATAAATATCTTTTGCGGCGCTTACAGCTCAATAAAGTCCGAGGGAAAAGACGGCGCACTGTTTGAAGTGCTGCGCCTTGTGGACAGAGCAAGAGAGATACTGAATAAGAACCGCACTATTGGTGCTTTCCGCCTTGACGGGAACGGCATCAAGTGGGGAGTTGATAAAATCAGCAGGGAAGCTGTTCAGTATGCAGTAGGCGGAATACAGCCTATGTACGAAACAGTTTCACAAATGCCAGAATTAATGGAGGAAGACAGTGGCTACTAAAACAAATTTCAAAAGTTCGGAAACAAAGGAACAGGAAACTTCAACAAAGAAAGCGCCTGCAACAAAAAAACAGGCGATTGTGTATCTCGGTCCATCGATGCCAGGATTGATGCACGGGACGATTTTGAAAACACTTAATCCTGAAGCGAAAAAACTTCAGGAAAACAGGCCTGAATCCAGGCAGCTTTTCGTAACGCCTGACAGGGTTGCTGCTACACGCAGAGAACTTCAAAACAAAGGTGCTTTGAGAGACATTTTCGAAGCGATAAGAGGTGAATGATGGGACACGGTATAAGAATTTATGAACAGGCTACAAGCCTGTTGCCGCCGAGATCGGTTGACTCGGCGCTGCCGGTTGTTTTCGGTACTGCACCGCTGAACATGGGAAAGACCGAAAATGTAAACAAGCCGGTTCTCTGTTACAGCTATGCAGACGCAGTTGAGGAGCTCGGCTATCTTGATGATTATGCAAATTACACTCTTTGTGAAATGATGCATGCGTATTTTGTCATGTACGGCTGCAAGCCGGTTGTGTTTGTGAATGTGCTTGATCCGGCTACACACAAAACAGAGATTACAGGCTCCGCCGTAACTCTTGCCGATGGCAAGGTTACGATACCTGAGACAGGGATTCTTAAAGATACTATTGTTGTGAAAGATTCCGGCGGGACAACAACGTATGTGCTTAACACAGACTACACAGTAGCTTTTGATTCAGACGGTTATATTGAAATCAAAAAGATAGACACAGGGTCAATAGCTTCAAATGATATTACGGTATCTTACTCGAAGCTGGATCCCAGTGCAGTAGTCAAGGATGATATTATCGGCGGCATCGATGCAGCAACAGGAGTCAAGACAGGCCTTGAGCTTGTGTCGGAAGTTTTTACACGTTTCCGTATGGTGCCCGGAGCTCTGCTTGCTCCAGGATGGTCTTATAATGTTGACGTTGCTGCACTCCTGGCGGCCAAGGCAGAAGGCATAAACGGTCTGTTCAGATGTGTTGCAATCGCAGATATTCAGGATGCTTCCATTGAAAAGTATTCTGACATCCCAGCGTTCAAACAACAAAAGAGTCTCATCGATGAGGACATGTTATTGTGCTGGCCGAAAACAGCGCTTGGTGACAAAGAGATATGGATGAGCACACAGGTTGCCGGTGTGATGGCTGCCACTGATGCAGACAATGAGTCAGTTCCCTATGTATCTCCGTCCAACAAAAACTTTGTTATGGACAGAGCGATATACAGCGGCAAGGAAGTATGGCTGACAAACGACGAGGCTACTTACCTGAACGAGAACGGCATTGTCACAGCTCTGAATTTCATGAACGGCTGGGTATGCTGGGGCAACAGAACTGCTGCGTATCCTGACATAACCGACGTGAAGGATACTTTTATCCCGATTCGCAGGATGTTCTCCTGGATAGGAAACACCATAGTGCTGACATACTGGCAACGGGTAGATTTCCCGATACGCAGGCGTTTTATAGCTACCATTGTGGACAGCATTCAGTTCTGGCTGAACGGTTTAACATCAAGAGAAATAATTCTGGGCGGCAGGATCTCTTTTGTTGAAGAAGAAAATCCTGTAACCGATATAATGAATGGCATTATTCGCTTTCATTTGCACGTTACGCCGCCGAGTCCAGCAGAAGATATAAGATTTATACTCGAATATGACCCTGAATATCTTCAGGCTCTGTTCGGTTAAGGGGTGAGATATGCAAGAAAGAATAACAGGCTTTAAGGCCTACAATGACAATAAAGAACTGCTGGGGGTTGTTGATGTAACACCTCCGGCTATAGAAGCTATGACAGACACCGTATCCGGAGCAGGAGTGGCCGGAGAAATAGACAGCCCGACGGCAGGCCTTACAGGCTCAATGACGCTGGGGGTGACATGGAGAACTGTTGAAAAACAGGCCGAAGCGCTGAACGCTCCCAAGCTTCACGAGTTGGACGTAAGAGGCTCTATCCAGAAGTTTGACAAAGGCAGCGGCAAATACGTGCACATACCGCTGCGATATTTTATCAAAGGTACACCTAAGTCCATTGACGGCGGCAAGCTCGAAACCTCGGCATCTATGGATATCTCGCAAGAGTGGGAGCTTATCTATTTCAAAAAAGAGCTGGATGGACAGGCTCAGATAGAGGTCGATAAGTTCAACTATATCTACAAGATAAATGGAATCGATTATCTTTCTGAAGTAAGAAAAAACCTGGGAATGGAGTAAAAATATGGAAAAAGTAACTTTGAAATATCCGGTAAAAAACGGTGATACAGAGATCACAGAAGTTTCTGTCCGCAGGCCGAAAGTGAAAGATACTATGAAACAAGACTTTATCACGGAGTCTGAATACGAGATTAAGGTAGTATCTAATATTACAAATCTTCCTGAAGATGTTATCCAGGAAATGGATCTGGCAGATTATGCTGAGGTACAGGAGAAAATCTCAAATTTTTTGCCGGAGAAGCTGCGGATTATGAAACAGTAATGGGTCTAAGCCTTAATACCCACACTTCGCTTGAGTATCTTATGAATATTGACATAAGAGAATTCCGGCGCTGGGTGAAGGCTTATAATAAAGTAGCAAAGTCATGAATACAGGGAAACGGGACCGGCAACCCAAAACGGTGTTGCCGTAGTCCTTTCCAGTCAAAAAACAAGACATGCAGCCAGAGAGGAGCTAAAAGTTTATGATGAAAGAAGGTTTTAATTTTACTATCGGAGCAGCCCTCAGCTCGTCTTTTACGAATAGCATAGGCGGCGCAACCAAACAAATCAACAAAATGAAAGGCTCTCTCGACAGCATGAACACAATGAAAACTAAAATTGATAGTATCCCAAAAATTGAAAAAAACCTTACTTCTCTCGGCTCAGAACTAAACGAGGCAAAACAGAAAGCACAAAATCTTGGCAAGACACTCAACAACCCGCGACCTACCCAGACACTTATAAATAAATTTCGCAAAGCAGAATCCAGCGTATCTCAGCTGAAAGAACAGTTTGAATCAAACAGGCAGGCTCTCGGTAAATATCAAAATGAGCTGAGAGGAGCTGAAAACAGATTTGACAAAATAAGCAAAGCAATAGCTGAGACAAATGTGCCAACAAAGGCAATGCAGCAAGAGTACAATGCGGCATCAAAAGCCGTGGATACTTTGAGAAAAAGGGTCACAAAACAGGAAGCTACTTTCAACAAAAATGCGGCGGAGCTGGAGAGGAACGAAAAGAAGATGCACGATTTGCGGGAAGCTATGAACAAATCAAGAAAGCCTACTGCAAAAATGCAGAAAGATTACGAAAAAGCAGTGAATAAAGTAAATAAACTGACTACTGAATACAAAGAGCAAGAGAATGAACTTAAGAGATACAAAAGGGAGCTGAGCGAATCGGGGGTAAATGTAAACGATCTTGCAGGTGAGCATGATAAACTGTCTAAAAAAATAGAAACCACAAGTAAGAAGATGAAACGAATGAATGAAATAAACGATGGTATGCAGGCAGCTGATGAACGCATGCAGCATTACAAGTCAAAAATGGTTGGGGCTGTAGTAAGGGCAGCGGCAATGGGCAGTGTGATTGCAGCGGGGCAACAGATGAGGAAAGCCCAGGGGGAGCTCGCAACTCTGGGTATGTCTGAAAAAGGAATCGGGCAGATAAGTCAGCAGGCCAAAAAATTTACAAATGAGTTTGCCGGCACAACTGCTCCTAAATTCATAAAAGCAAGCTATGATATTCGTTCGGGTATTGAAACAATCTCTGAGAAAGGTGTTGGAGAGTTCACAAGGATGGCGGCAATGACTGCTGCTGCCACAAAATCTTCCGTAGGCACAATGACAGATTTGATGGCTACAGGTTACGGTATTTTCCGTGATCAGTATGAACAGATGGGATCTGAAATTATAGAAGGTTTCGAAAAACTTAGCCAGGAAGAAAAAGACATAAAGTTCGGGGAATACTTGAGCGCTGGGATAGCAACATCTGTGCAAAAATTTAAAACTGATGGAAGTAAAATATCGAAAGCTTTGAAAAAACTGGGTGCTACTGCAACTAAAGCAGGCTACAGCATGCAGGATCAGCTTGCTGTAATAGGTAAGCTTAGTCAAACAATGGAAGGTTCGGAAGCTGCCACGAAGTTCAGAGCATTTATCGACAAAGCCCAGGAGGCAGGCAACAAGCTAAAACTAAATTTTACCGACTCAAACGGGGAATTGCTTAGAGTACCAGAGATATTGGAAAAGATAAAAGAGAAGTACGGGGGCTCTGTGGATGCGATAGAAAAAACAGAGCTAAAAAAAGCATTCGGAACCCAGGAAGCAGCTGCAATGATAGATCTGCTGATTGACAAAACAGGAGAGCTTGAAGAAGCCTCAAAAGCCGTGGGTGAATCGGCAGGCAAAGGACTCAGTGTAACTGAAAAAATGGCTATGGCAGCCCAGAGAGGAAAAGAATTTGAGCTTTTGAGCCAGCAAATATTTAATCTGGGATCAACTATTTCCAAGATATTTATGCCGGCAGCTCTCAATATAGCCGGTGCTATAGGTGTTGTCACAAACGGCATACAGGGATTTATAGACACCTTTCCCACGATTTCAACCGGCCTGGGCTGGATCGTAGGCGGTTTCGTAAGTATGGGGATAATAGTACCTACAGTTGGTTTTGCTTTGGCGGGGCTTACAAGTGGCTATTTACGGTTTGCAAAAGTGATGCAGCTTGTCGGCATACGTTTACCGGTCACAAGAGCCGGGTTCAAAAGTCTCACGAGCATATTATCCCTTACATCCATCAAAACAGGGCTGTTAACCCTGAAAACAAAAGCCCTGTCAGCTGCAACAATGGCTGTCACCGGAGTTACGAAAGCGTGGGCTGTTGCTCAAAGACTTCTTAACGTAGCATTTATTTCCAGTCCTATAGGCTGGATTGTTGCAGGCATAACAGCTGTGGCTGCAGGTGCATATCTCGTTATAAAAAACTGGAAATTTATAACCGGTTTTTTCGGCAAGATGTGGTCTTTTGTAAAAAGCATATTCTCAGAATGGCAAGAGAGCTTTTTGAGCCTGTTTTCTCCTATTGCAATTATCGGAAAACTAAAAACCCTGGGCTCTATCCTATTGCGTTTTAACCCATTGAAAATGATGGTTGATAAAATCATGGGCTTTTTAAAAGGAACGAGTCTGTACAAAGCCGGAGCAAAACTTGTTGGAACACTTGTCAGCGGTATAAAATCAAAAGTAATGGCACCGGTTGAAGGCATCAAAAAAATGCTCGGCAAGGTGAGGGATTTTCTCCCGTTTTCCGATGCAAAGAAAGGACCGCTTTCAGATCTTACAAAGTCAGGATCAAGGATACCGGGGACATTGGCCGAAGGTGTGGATAAAGGCAAAAAAGGACTTGCATCTGCTTTTGGAGAGAGTCTTTCGATGTTAAAACTTCCGGCGCCTGTTGCTAATGTATTCAATGAAAATACATCTCCTGCTGTGTCTGTAAACACCCCTGCGGGTACAAGGCAGAAACAGATCCATATTACTTACAGTCCAACAATCTATTATAGCGGTCCTGCCACAGATAGAAACGATATTCAAAACGGAATACAGAAAGCGTTGCGGCTTGATAAAGAGAACCTGAAAAAACTATTACAAGATATTGAGTCAGACACAGCGAGGGTCTCATATGCGTGAGTATGTAACTGTGCAAGGTGACTGCTGGGACAGTATATCAAAAAAGTTTTACGGGACAGAGAAGCTTACTGATAAGCTTATGTCTGAAAATCCTGAAGAGTCAGGTATTGCAATATTTTCAGCAGGCACAAAGCTGAACATTCCCGATATAAGCGTAGACACTCAGGTCAAAAACCTGCCACCCTGGAGACGCAAATGAGAAGAGCAGAACTTATACTCGAATATGAAAGTAAAGATATTTCTGCTGATATAGCACCTATGCTAAGCAGCTTTACTTTCACAGATAACGCCTCAGACACTGCCGATGATGTACAGATACAACTTCACGACGCAGCAGGGTTGTGGCACAAAGACTGGTTTCCCTCGAAGGGCGCCAAAATCAGCGCAGGAGTGATGTGCCGCAACTGGGAAAACGGAAAAGATGTAAGCGTAAATTTTGGAGAGTTCACAATCGATGAGGTTACGGCTTCGGGTCCTCCGGATACATTTTCTATTAAAGCAGTATCCGCATTTGTTGATACAAGTATCAGGAATGAAAAAAAGAGCAGAGCTTATGAGCAGTTTAGCTTGCGTGATATTGTCAGCTATGTTGCTGACAAACACGGTTTTGCTCTTTTTTTTGATTCTGATATCAATCCGCAGATAGAAAGAGCCGATCAGGCAGAAGAAAGTGATCTTGCTTTTTTACAGCGCATATGTACATCCCACGGTGTAAAACTGAAAGTTACAGATAGGAAGATAGCAGTCTATAATGCAGCAAAATATGACAGTAAAGATCCGGTGATGTCTATCAGTAAATGGAAACATGCAAAAACATGGAGTTTTACAGCAAAAGCTTATGATATCTATAAAGCATGCAGCGTAAACTATTGGGACGCCAAAGAGAAAAAACAAAAATCATATACTTTTACTCCGGATAACGCTCCGGAAACCGGCCATATTCTAAAAATAAATGAACGTGTTGAATCACCCGCAAAGGCAGAGCAAAGAGCGAAGAACGAATTGAGGAAAAAGAACAAAGAAGAGGTCTCGGCATCAATAGATGTCATGGGAACCCCACAGCTGGCGGCAGGCTCAAATGTGAAGCTTGATAGTTTCGGAGTTTTTTCCGGAAAATATATGATTGAAAGTTGTACTCATTCCCTGGGCGGAAATGGTTATACAACATCACTCACATTAAAAAAAGTGTTGGGGTATTAGATGAATAAAATGTACGAGCTTGAAATGATTATTAAGCGGATGATCAGAGTCGGCAAGGTAATAAATACATATCCTGACCGCGCAACGGTGAGGGTAGAGCTGCCTGATGCTGATGACGTTATTTCTTCAGAACTGCCGGTACTCTATGCCAAGACTCACAGAGATAAAAATTATTTCATGCCGGATATTGATGAACATGTTTTGTGCATGTTTTTGCCTTCCGGGCTTGAGCAGGGTTTTGTTATAGGCTCATTCTATTCTGCCGGTGATGCTGTGCCGGTGTCAAGCCAGGATAAAAAACATATAACTTTTGATGATGGTACCTGGATTGAATACGACCGGGCGGCTAATCATTTGCAGGCTCACACTGAAGGGGATATTACTGTAAAAAACAAAGGCAACGTTCTTGTTGACTCAAAGGGAGATGTCACAGTGAGAAGTCCTTCAAAGGTTCTTGTAGATTGTCCTTATTCTGAGTTTACCGGCAAAGTTACAGTTAACGGTTTATTTACATACAAAGCCGGCATGCTTGGCAGCGGCGGGGCTCTCACGGGTGCCGGCGGCGCAAGTGTCCAGGCTAAAATTACCGGCAGACTGCAGGCAACCGAGATAAATAATGATAACGGGCTTGAATATGATTCGCACGTACACGGTGACGTTCAGCCCGGAAGCGGTACAAGTGGAGGTCCTCAGTGATAGGCTCTTACGGTGATGTTGTTTTTAACGTATCGGCTGAGCAGGTAAAAACATTCGGAGATTTCAGCCGTGAGACAAGAATAAAATTTGCAAAGCATGAAATATATAACGGTAAACCTGTGCTGCAGCATACAGGAGCTGAAAACTGCACAGTAAGCATGAGCATACAGTTGAAAGCCTCACTGGGCGTAAA